ACTCAGGTTCGACGATCAGCCGCTCGTACACCTTGCCGTCCAACAGCGCGTTGGTCGGCTCCAGCTCGAACACGTCGACCGGCCCGGCCTCGACAGCAACGGTCAACCCGGCGGCGGAGAACAGGTCGTCGATCTCGACCACCCAGCGGCAGCGGCGGCGGTCCCACCGGGCGGTGTAGCGGCGCGCCTGCGCCGCATCCACCTTCCCGAACTGGCGGCCGGTGTGCCGGTCGACGGCGCGGGAGGCGGCCGTGGCGGCGATGGCCAGATACGCGTCATCGACGACATCGGCGGTGCGGGTCGCGTAGTCCCGCAGCTCCGCCAGCGTGACGTAATCCGGCTTCCACACCACCGCAGCCCGCCTCCCCCAGCCTCAGGCGGCGTTGTTCTGCAGCAGCGCGAACGCCTTACGGTTCTGAATGTTGCCGTCCGCGCGCTCCCACGCCACGTACTCCACCTGACCGAAGTTGGCCCGGCTGTACGGGTTGACGACCATCGCGAAGTCGGACACCCGGCGGATGACGTATGCCTCGCGCAGGTCGCCGAGCACCACGGACCGGGCCGACAGGGTGCCGATGCTCGGCGCGGCCTGGTCGATGATGACCGGGTAGCCGAGCAGGGTCCGGCGGCGCTCCTGGTCGGCGATGCCGGCGTTGGCGTCGAACAGCAGCGGCCGGCCGGTGGTGTCGACCACCGCACGCGCCTTCATCCAGGAGGCCTTGTTCATCACCCAGGCCGCGTTCTGCTCGTACGCCGGGTCCAGCGCGGTCTCCACGTCGAGCAGCTTCTGGTAGGTGAGCGCGTTGCCGGCGGCGAGCACCACGTCGGCGGTCAGGCCGGCGTGCATGATGCCGAACGGCAGGGTCGTGCCGGCGCCGGTGACCCAGTCCACGGCCTGCTTGCGGGCGATCCTGGTGCCGAGGATGCGGGCCAGCAACGCCTCCACGTCGAACTCGGCGTCCTGTAGCAGCTCGACCGAGACCCGCAGCCCGGCGGAGGCGTCGGCGCCGGTGGACGTGTACTTCCACGCCTTCATCGCGATGGTGCCGAACACCATGTCGGTGCCGGTGGTGAACGCGGCGCCCTCCGCGGTGATCGCGCCGACCGAGGCGGTGTCGTCGATGGAGGGGAACTCCACGTCGCCGCCGCGGTCGGTGGAGAACCCGTCGACCGCGCCGGCCAGACCGCCGTACGCCTTGAGGACCTCCACGAGCTTCTGCCGGAACTGCGGCGACACCAGGTAGCCGCCGCCCGCGTCGGTGCCGACACCCTGAGCGTTCATCAGGTCCTGGTTCGGCTTGCCGGTGCGCAGGTAGCTGACGAACGCCTGGTTGTAGGTGTCGTCCCGGCGGGCCTGCCCGACGTGGATGACCGCGGCCAGGTCGCCGGGGACCGGCGTCTCGTAGGCGTCCTGACGGCGGCGGATGTTCTCCGACCGGCGCGCGGAAACCAGCCCAGACTCCAGCCGCTCGTACCGGCCGGCCTCCTCGTCGGTGAGTGCCCGGGTGTCGGTGTGTGCGGCGATGGCCGACATCTCCTCCATGATCTCGTCGATCGTGGCGGGGATCGGCGGTGCGGCGGCCGGCCCGCCCTGCCCGCCGGACGCGGCGGGGGACGGTTGCGGCGCCGGCGCGGGGTTGGCGGGGCGAGGCCTGGCGGGCATGGACTTATCCCTTCCCTGTGGTCTTCTTGGCGGCGGTCTTACGGGGCTGGCGGCGGCGCAGCTCGCACTGGTGGAACCGCCACGCCTCGGACGGGCTGAACGGGCGACCATCTTCGGGTAGCGCCTTCATCTCCTCGACGATCTCCTCGTCGGCGGCGGTTTCCAGCCACCCAAGGTAGAGCTGCTGGAACTCCTCCCAGTCCTGCTTGGTCGCACCCTTTGTGCCGAGGTAGTCGTCGGGTGGTGTGGGCACAGGCATCAGGCAACCCTTTCCAGGTGGGCGCGGGCGCGGGCGGTCACCAGCTGGGTCCGCGGCGCGGTGTTGGACAGTTCGGCATCGTCGGTGACCGCCTCGTCGGCGAGCCCGGCGTCGGCCGCCTCGGCGGCGGTGTACCAGGTTTCGGCCCGCATCGCGGCCCGCCAGTTGGCCGTGTCGCCACCGGCGCGCTCGGCGTAGATCGACGCGAGGTTGTCCGACAGCCGGTCGAGCAGCGCCGCGGTTTCCAGGTGGTCGGCCGCAGTGCCGATGGTCAACGCCAGCCCGTCGTGGATCATCAGCTCACTGTGCCGGTTCATGGTCCGGTGCTCGGCGGCCTGCAGGATCCACGACGCGGACGACGCGGCGATTCCGTCCACGATGGCCTCCACCCGCGCCGGGTGGTCCTTCAGCGCGTTGTAGATCGTCAGCCCGTCGTAGACCATGCCGCCAGGGGAGTTGATGTGCAGCTCGATCACCGGGGCGTCGATGTCGCGGAGCTCTTGGACGAACTCGCGGGCGGTGACCCCGTACTCGCCGATCACGTCATACAGCTCGACGATGGCCCGGCCGGTGCCGGCCTGGTTGCGGATCGCGTACCAGGCGCCGCGTCCGGTGTTGACCGGGGCACGGTGCCGGTACAACAGCGCCGGGGGTAGCAGCTCGCGGATGCTCATACCGGCACCGCCTCCGGGTCCGGCATCGGCTCGGCGGGTGCGGGCAGATCCAGGACGTCGCCGCCGGGAACCGGCCCGAGCCCGAGCCGGGCCCGGGCCTCGTTGACGGTCAGGATCGGCCGGCCGGTCTGCTTGAGCAGCAGATCAACCTCTTGCTCGGGGGTCGGCCGCTCCCACTCGTGATAGTCGAAACGCACCGACCGGGGGGCGGCCAGCCGACGGGACAGCCGCTGCTCCAGGCGGGACGTCCAGTGCGCCAGCGTGTAACGAGACAGGCCCCGGTTCTGCACCTCCACCCCGGTGCCCCAGCTGGTCTGCTTCTCCGTCTGCATCAGCAGGTGCGGCGGCACCCCGGTGAACCGGGCGACCTCCTCGATCTGGAACTGCCGCGACGCGAGGAACTGCGCCTCCTCATTCGTCTGCTGCCACTTCTGCAGCTTGATCCGCCGGTTGATGACCGCGATCGCGGCCGCGTTCTCCCACCCCGCGGTCTTCAGGTCCAGGTCGGCCTTGATCGCTTTGGCGTCGTCCGGCCCCCACGACTCGCCCTCTTCCGGGGTGGCCAGCCCGGACATCATGGCGCCGTCGGAGAACATCTTCCCGGCCGCCCGGTCGCCGGCCACACCGATGCCTAACGCGTTGCGGGCAACCTGGATCAGCCCGATGCCGCGGCGGCCGTCCATCGACAGGGCCGGGCAGTGGGTCATGGTCGCCTCGGTGAAGGTGCGGCGGGAACCGTCCTGCAGGAACGCCGTGTACGTCTTGCGGTACGGGGTCTCCAGCTCGCCGGCGGGCCGCCGCGGCGGCGGGTCGACCTGCACGCTCGACGGGTGGATCGGCACCATGCCGGCCAGCCCGCCGGCCATGTTGAACACGTGGGCCAGGAACGCGTCGCCGTGCAACATCTGGTGTGCGATGACGGTCTGTTTCCACTCGAACGGCGTCATGCCCACCACCGCGCCCGGATCGTCGAACACCGACCGGACGCGGGTAACGATCCCGTCGACCTCGCGGACGGTCCACAGTGGCAGCATGGCGATGGTGCCCGAGATCAGGTTGACCGCGCGGAAGACGGCGGACAGGCCGAGCGCCGTGGTCTCCCCCACCGGCACCCCGGAGTAGTTGCCGGCGCCGACACGGAGGTATTCGGCCAACGCCGGGTCAGAGATGCTGATCAGGTCGGTCGGCTGCTGCTTCGCTGGGCGCCTGCGCCTCCACCACGCCACGGCGCGAGCATATCCTACATAAAGAGTAGGAGTTACCGGTTCACGGTCAACACGACCAGCGGCGGTAGCAGGCGGCGGCAATCCGTGACCGCCCACACAGCAGCCTTGACCGCGTCAGCAGCGCCGGTGGAGGCCATTCGCGGCCCGTCCGCGCCCGGCATCGTCCGCGCCGACAGCACCTGGCCCGTGAGATGCTCGCCGCCGTCGTGGCAAACCACACCCTCCGCCAGCAGCCGCCGCAACTCCTGCACCGCCGCCCCCGTACGCCCCTGGCCCTTGCGGGCACGCACCCCGGCCAGCGACGGATCGGCTAGCAGACTCGCGCCGACCGTCGCCACGCCCCCGAACCCGGCCGCCTTCAACGCCGGCGGGACCTCCGACAGGTCCGCCAAGTCCGCCACCGACACCACAACCTGCCCGCCCGTCTTCCACGCCAGCGCCAGCGATACCCCGTCGCCGAACCACGACTCGACCGCCGCGGCGCCGGGAGGCCCAGGCGGAACCTCGGCGGCCAGCCCCGCCCAGGCCTCCGCCGACACCACCGGGTCGCCGCGGTCCGCCGAGGGCAGCCGAAGCTGCCAGATGTTCAAGTACTGCGCGGTGAAACCGGCCATCGGGTCGGGGTCGTCGGCCTGCGGGTCAGCCTCCCCAGCGAGCGCCTTCGCGTACTTGTCCGCGATCATCCGCCGCCGATCCTCAGACCAGTGCGGTGACGCCGCCCGCCACACCTGCGGGTCACCCGGATCCGACCCGGGTGGCGCCGCCCACAACAGCAGCAGGGTGTCCTCATCCTCGGTCGTCAACGCCACCTGCAGCCGCGACCGCATCAAGCTGGTCGCCCGCCGGTGCGCCGTACTCGTCAGGTGAAGCTGCGCAGACGACCGCTCCAGGGTCGCCGGCTCCAGGCCCTCGGACACCGTGTCCGGCGACACGTTCCAGCCCTCGTCCACGATCCCGAAACAGACGTCGTACCCGTACACCGCCTGCTGTGCCCGCACCAGCCACCGGTCCGCAGTCGGCGTCTCCACAGCCTCCTTGCCGTTGGACCGGCTGACCGTCCAGCCGGCGACCTCCTCCGCCCACCGCCACGCACCCCGCTGGATCTCACGGCAGATCGCCACATCACTACCGGTGTGGATCACGGTCTGGATCTCGCCGAACAGGTCGGGATGGGCCATCCGCCACAGCGCCAACCCGCGCACCCGAACCGACTTCCCGGCGCGGCGAGGAGTCGACTCCACCACCACCCGGTGAGACAGCGACCCGTCCTTGCGGTGCTCCAGCTGCCGGGTGATCGCCAGCGCCTGCCACCACCGCAGCCGGATCCGCTGCGTCGACTCGATCCACTCGACCGCCTCCGCCCCGTACGACCCGGCGGCATCCTCCGCGGGCAGGGACATGGCCCACGGCGGGGCCGCGTTCTCGGGGACCACCAGGAACGGCCGCAGCCACTCGTAGTCGGCCAGCCGTACCGGATCCCAGGCCAGCTCGGCGCGGGCCACCACCAGGTCGCCCCCCGGGGGGAGAGAAAGGACAGGACGGCGGGTGTCCGACATGCCGGGCTGTG